TCTTAATTGTAAATAATAAACAAATATCTGGCAATGACTTTTTAAGACTTGATAACTTTAATATTAATTTATCAAAAGGGGACAAGATACAAGCTAAGACCGCTTCAGGTTCAGATGCAAATATTTTGATTTCAGTAAAAGAAATATTCACAGGACTGCTTTAATGAAAGAAAAAGAACTCTACAGAGGTTTAGGCCCTGCTGATTACGAAACCGTACAAAAAGAAAAACAGAGGGAAAGAAGACAAAAACAATTTTCAGAGCAACGGTATCAACAAATGAAGCAAGAAGTAATTGATGACTTTGCTGGAAGATCAAAAGAAAAAAAAGCAGTGGCTATTGTTGCTTTCAAAACACTTGACTATTTGGACCTTTATAACAAGAGGGGAGCTGAAGCTACCAAACAGGCTTTAAAGAACGATGGCATTGACCTTACACTAAGAGAAGTTAATAATTTGATGAACAGAGGCCCTAAGATAGTTGAGGGGCTTACAACTGAATTTCAAAGAATGTTTGATCCACGATCTGGAAAAGATAAAATTAGCCCTGTGTTTAGCTATCAATATGAAGGAGAGCGAGGAGGATTTGGTGGATCATATAATCCTCTATATAAAACAGGTCGTGTCTCTGGAGCAATGCCGCTAGGCTCTGGTAGAGTTACTGGAGAAGCTACAGTTAGTCCATATGGAAAGAGTGTTGGTGTTAAATTTACTACAAAGTTTAACAAAGGTGGCAAAGTCTATAATAAAAGAGGTCAACCTCGCAAAGTTAAGTATTGATTTGTAATGGTAGATCCAGTAACTATCATCAGTGGCATAGCTCTTGCCAACAAAGCATTTGGAGAAGTAAAGCAACTGCTACAAAATGGTCGTCAAGTAGCAGATTGTGGTAAACAGTTAAGTGATTGGGCAAGAGGTTGCTCACAAGTACAAGAAGAAAATAATAAACAAAGTTTAATGGGAAGCAATGCTTCTCAGTCTGCGATGGACAGACTAATTCATGTACAAACTGTACAGAAGCAAAGAGAAGAACTTCGTGAGTTTATGCAGTTGTATGGAACACCAGGATCTTGGAACATGTTTCTACAGTTTGAGCGTGAGGCTAGGCTACAGGTAAAAAAAGAAAAACAAGAAGCAGAAAAAAAACGTAAAAAGAAACTAAACATAGTAAAGAATGTAGCAATAACTTTTCTTTTTATGTTGCTAGTGGGAGCAATATTTACGATAGGGCTTATGATATTTTTGAGTGCTAATCAATGACAGAAGAAGCCCCCGTTAAAAGAGGTAGAGGAAGACCCAAGCTTGAAGCAGGGCAAAAGGGATCTTACAATGTTTCTCGTGCAGAAAAAGCAAGAAGGCAATCACAAAGAAGTCTTGCCGCTGCTAAAAAGAGAAGAGCGTCTGCAGAAAGAAAAGTTCAAAAGTCACGAGAAGCGGTAAAGAAAAAAGAAACAAATTTAAAAAAGGTTGAAGACGCAATCTTCAATTCTAAAGGTTCAAAGGTGTTAGAACAGGACACTATTGATAGTGTTCCAAAAGCAGTAAGAGAGCTAATAGAGAAAGAGGCTGATGTTGTTTTCAAGCCTAACCTGGGGCCACAAACAGATTTTCTTGCAAGTCCTGAAAGAGATGTATTCTATGGCGGTGCTGCTGGTGGCGGTAAGTCTTACGCTTTGCTTGCTGATCTTCTTAGGTACTGTGATAACCCCAATCATCGTGCTCTTATCATTAGGCGTACTTTGGACGAACTTACGGAGCTTGTTGACAAAAGCAAGCAGCTTTACCCAAAAGCTTTTCCTGGGGCAATCTTCAGAGAATCAAAAGCGATGTGGCAGTTCCCTTCAGGTGCTACAGCATGGTTCTCATATCTCGACAAAGACAAAGACGTTACGAGATACCAAGGACAAGCCTTTACATGGATAGGTATTGACGAGATAACACACTACCCTACTCCCTACGTCTGGGAGTACTTACGTTCTCGTCTTCGTACAACTGACAAGCAGATTGATGCTTACATGCGTTGTACAGGAAACCCTGGTGGTGTAGGAGGTTGGTGGGTCAAAAAGATGTACATTGACCCTGCTCCTGCAAATACACCGTTTGCAGCTACAGATGTTGAATCGGGTGAGTCTTTACTTTGGCCTGACTCAGCACCTGATGGAAAAGCTGGTCAACCCTTGTTTCTTCGTAAGTTTATTCCAGCAAGGTTGACGGACAACCCCTACCTAGCTCAGAGTGGCGAATATGAAGCCATGTTAAGGTCGCTCCCAGAAGTGGAAAGAAGAAGACTTCTTGAAGGGGATTGGGATGTCGCAGAGGGGGCGGCGTTCCCAGAGTTTTCTCGTAGCGTTCATGTTGTGGATGCTACAAAGGTTCAAATACCTACGAACTGGTTAAGATTACGAGCCGCTGACTATGGATATGCTGCACCAGCCTGTGTTCTCTGGGGTGCGATAGATTGGGATGACACCCTTTGGATATATAAAGAGTTTTATGGTAAAGGCCAGACTGCAGAAAATCTTGCTAATATAATAATTAACATGGAGGGGGATGATCCTCCGATGTATCACTCTGTGCTTGACTCTTCATGTTGGAACAGAACAGGCACAGGCCCTAGCGTTGCAGAAACTTTGATACGTTGTGGTGCTAGATTTACTCCATCAGATCGTAATAGGCTAGCTGGAAAAATGGAACTGCATCGTAGACTACAACTTGATCCTATCAGCAATGAGCCAAGAATAAAAATACTTTCTACTTGCACTGACCTTATTAGATCACTATCTTCATTACCACTATCTAAGTCTAATCCTGAAGATGTAGATACAAAAGCAGATGATCATGCTTACGATGCATTACGTTATATGTGCATGACAAGAGCTAGAGGGCATCTCACTATAAATAACATGATGAATAAAATTAAAGAGGCAAAACCACAGCCGTTTGATTCAGTGTTTGGTTACTAATGGCAAAAAAGAAAAAAGAAATAGTACCTGCTAATAAACCTCTTAGCTCAGTAGATCTAGGAAAGAAAGTTGCTAAAGGTAGCCCCAGTCTTCTTTTTGCAAAAGAGGGGTTAGGTGTTATAGCTAGCTATGCATATAAAAATGATATCTCTATCAAAGCTGCTACATATCAAATTTCAAAAACGTTATTTGATTTACGTAAAAAAAATCCAGAAGCTGAAGGGTTAACAAGACGATTATTCCCACAGGGCATCACTACAATTGAAAAAGGGCTGGAAGAACATAAAGCCATTGAACAGCTTTTATATCAACAAGGAGTTCTTGTAGATGCAGATCCTGATCTAAGCGGTCTTAGAGAGGAAATAAAAAGAAAAGGCTTAAATAAAAGATCTGCAGAGGGCAAAGAAAAGATAGCAATTCTTGAACGAGGAGGTCTTCCTTCTATTACTAAAAGAACTGCTTCAGGTTCTCTTGTAGAAGATGAAAAAATAGTTAGACCCTACAAGTACAAATTTAGTGCTCAAGCTGCTGCACAATTTAAAGACATACCTTTACCAAGTATTCTTGAAACAAAAGCTATTGAAACCACTCAATCAAGAGTTGCAAGAGTAGAAAAATCTCCAACAGAGGTTATGCAACAAGAGCTAGCCACTAAAAGAGAAGTTGTGCCTGAAGCTTCTACAAAAACAGAGAACATAATAAAAGAGCTTGAAGCAAAACAAATTGAAAAAGATGAAAGAGTAAAAAATCGTACATTAGAATTTTTAAAAAAAGGCGGCTTAAAAATAGGCAAAAATGCACTGCCTTTATTTGGCCCCATAGCTGCAGCGGTTGCTGCATACCAATCAGGAGAGGCCACTGCATCAGAAGTGGAAAGACTTGTTGATGCGTTAGAAGCAGGGCTTGAAACTGCAATAGTGCCGATTGATGCGACTCCTGTAGCATCAGGCGAGTTACCAGAAAGACTAAGAAATAACACAGAGGCTCTGCAAAGAGCTATGCAACCACAGCAATAAGGAGAAAGCTATGAATAAAGATGCTGGTTACATTATGGGAATGATGCAAAAACAAGGAGAACTATCAGAAGTTGCCGAAGGTTCTTTGTATCGTGAGGGATTAGATCAAATGCTAATCGGACCTATTGATCGTGAAGCTTTACAGGTTGACATGCCTCGTAAGGGTGACAATATGATAGATGCAAACTTTGATTCGCTTGCGGAACAACGCGACTACTAATAAAAAGGAAATCTCATGGCTGATTCGCCACTAGGAGATGCAATTGGTGCAGTCTTTGTAGATGAGGCTGCTACCAACGTAGCACAAACAGTACGTTCAAAATTTGAAGATGCTGAAACAGGCCGTTATCAGCACGAGCAACGTTGGCTAAAAGCATACAAAAACTTTCGTGGAATATACGATGGTGACACACAGTTCCGTGATTCTGAAAGAAGCAGAGTATTCTTAAAGATTACAAAAACAAAAGTTCTTGCTGCATACGGTCAGATAGTTGATGTTCTGTTTGCAAATAAAAAGTTTCCTATTGTAGTAGAATCAAGCCCCATACCTGAAGGTGTTGCAGAGTTTGCTCATCTTAATACTACAGGGCAGGAGCAACAACAAGAAGAACCTGAAACTCCCTATGGATTTCCTGGGGATGGCCGTGAGTTAAAACCAGGAGCTAAAGAGGCTACGTTCTTAGGAGGTCTTGAAGATAAGTATGAAAATGCAAATCTTGCAGAAGGCCCTTCAAGACTAGGGGAACCTCAGATTAGCCCTGCACGAGAGACTGCAAGGCTCATGGAAAAACTAATCCATGATCAACTACATGAAAACAATGCTACAAATGTTTTGCGTAATTCAATATTTGAATGCGCTCTTCTTGGCACTGGAGTAATAAAAGGCCCTCTAAATGAAACAAAAACTGTTCATAACTGGGATCAAGAAGAGGGGTATCAGCCTTACAAACGGCTAGTGCCAAAGTTAGAGTCTGTTTCATGTTGGAGTTTTTATCCTGATCCTGCAGCCACCAGTGTAGAGGATTGTTCATACGTTGTCCAAAGACATAGGCTCAACAGAAGCCAAATGCGTGATCTAATGGACAAGCCATATTTTAATCCTGAAACAGTTGGTGCTTGTTTAGATAAAGGGCCTAATTACGATGACAAGTATTTTGAAGATACCATTCGTAATGAAAACATGGAGGTCCAACAAAGCACTGATCGTTTTGAAGTTCTTGAATACTGGGGAAACCTTGACTCAAAGTTAGCCTATGAGATGGGGCTACCAATTGATATGGATGAGCTTACTGAAGTGCCAGTTAATGCATGGATATGTGGCAACATGGTTCTCAGGCTTGTGTTAAATCCATTTACACCCTACCGCATACCATTTTTTGCTGTGCCTTATGAAATTAACCCTTATCAATTATTTGGTGTGGGCATCCCTGAAAACATGGAAGATGCACAGTTGTTGATGAATGGTCACATTCGCATGGCTATTGACAACCTAGCTCTTGCTGGCAACGTAGTCTTTGATGTTGATGAAGCATCTCTTGTGCCAGGACAGAACTATGATATTTATCCTGG